CCCACCACGGATCAAAACAATGTCTTGCAGGCATTGGAAATCTTGGTGAAGGAGATGGCACAGGATGGCTTGCCCTTGTGGTGTGTGAAGGATGTTTCGTTCCCTACTGTCGTAGGGCAAGCCACCTACAATCTGTCGACCATCACGGGCACGACACTCCCGCTGCGGATTCTTGACCAATACATTGTGGATCAAGCCGGGAATAGTGTCACTCTCATCATGACCTCTCGGTATGATTGGGACACGCTTGGGCAGAAGTTTCAACCCGGCATCCCCAATCAAGTCTGGTACGATCCGCAGTTGAATTCGGGCACCCTCACCCTGTACGATGTGCCGATTGACGCCACGCACACTATCCACGTTGTGGTGCAATTGCAGATGATGGATGTAGGCTCGTTGACGAACAACGTTTACTTCCCGCAGGAAGCCTACCGGATGCTCAAGTGGTGCCTGGCAGATGAAATCGCCCTTGAGTACCGCACCCCTGCCGATGAGCGCAAGGAAATCAACGACAAGGCCACTGGCTATCGTGACAAATTCTTCAACGCAGAGTTCGGTCAAGAGCAAACCAGTGTCTTTTTCACCCCTAGCGAACGTCAGAGGATGTAATCATGGCTGACATGACAAAATCCGGCATGGGGGATTTAGAAATCACCTGGGCCCATGACATTGAGACACGGGATGGGAAGCTGACCTCCGATGCCCAAATGGTCAATGCGATGGTGGAGAAAGACAGCCAAGGGGTTTGTATTGTCAAACGGCCAGGAACGTTTTATTACAATCCTGGTGGTCCCACAGGGGTGGCGCAGGGCAATCTTTTCATCAGTGGGGTTCTCTGGTGGATCGTGAATGACAAGTTGTACGAAAACGGCAACCCCTCCGTTTCCATCACACTGCCTGGCCTGACAGTCTCTGATCATGTCTATTACTCGGTCAGCGACTTCCCGTTTGGCACCTCGTATTTGCACAATGGGATTCAGATGTGGCAGATCGTGGGGACAACCGCTACATTAGTGTCTGGAAACCCCACTCCAATGGCTCCGGGGATGGCGGAGCTTGACGGGGTTATCTATGTGATGGACACTCTGGGGAAAGTGTACGGTAGTGCCCTGAACGACGGCACGACATGGCCTGCACTGGACTTTGTTCAGGCTGATTACTGGTTGGGGCAGGGTCGGGGGCTCATTCGACATCTCAACTACATCATTGCCTACTACAACCGAGGGATTCAGGTTTACTATGATGCCAATGCGGCCCCCAATGGGTCTGGGATTGCACTGGCACCGGTTCTTTCAGCCTCCTATACCACTGGTTGTCCGAGAGGCAACACGCTTCAAGAATTGGCAGATGTAACCTATTTCGTGGCGATTGACAGCGAGTACGGACCATCGGTGAAGGCCATGCAGGGATTGCAATTGGCAAAGGTCAGCACCCCTTACGTGGACAAGATTCTGCAGGAAACCAACCTGGAATTGCTCTTTTCAGCGTCATTTCGTGTGGCGGGGCATCAGTTTTACCTTTTGCAAAGTGCCTCCCCCGCCTACACGCTGGTTTATGACACTGAAATGCAAATTTGGTCCACATGGCAGACAAGGACCAACACCGGGCTGGCCAATTTTGCCGGACTGTACGGCGCGACGGACGGTACGCAACAGTTCCTTCAGGACACCACCTCCGGCTTGGTAATGGTTTTGTCTCCTGACACGTACACGGATGCGATTGGCACGATTCCTGTCTCTTGCACCACTCCTAACTACGAGTGGGGGAACCTCAACTACAAGCGTTTCTCCTACATGCAACAAATTGCCGCTACCACAACTACCAGCATTAACATAAGCTTCACAGACGACGATTACCAGACATTCAGCACTCCACGGGCCATCAGCCTCCAGTATCCTCGCAAACAGCTCCGGAATTGCGGTGCGAGCCGTTCGAGAGCTTGGATGATGACACACGAAGACAACACCCCGTTGAGGCTGTATGCTGTTAAGATTGCTGCAACGGTGCTGTCACGGTAAAAAGCATTTATTTGTAGAAATTAATCTACTTTAATTCCTATGGAAAATTCCATGAAAATTGCAATTGAGCCTTTCACCCTCGAACTCGCAGCGGAAATCACACCCCTGGGTCAAGAGTGTTGGGATGAGTGCTCGGAAATCAAGCAAGACACATGCGCCTACCATGGGCAACGGGGGCTGCCGATTGACCCACACAACGAGCGGTATCTTGAAATGCAGGCTGGAGGGTTTCTTGTTGCGATGACGTTGCGGGATGTCGAGGGGGTTTTGCAGGGCTACGCTCTTCTCATCACCTACCACAGCCTGCACCTTCGAAAAGAATTGTGCGGCAATGTGGACACTTTCTACGTGCGACCGGCCCACCGCCAGAGCATGCCCCGCTTCATGTCGAGCATCGAAGAAGAATTCCGCACCCGTGGCGTCAGTGTCGTGGGCTGGCCCGTGACCCGCACGGGGTTGCTCTTCAAAATCCTCGAAAAGCGTGGCTACATCGCCGATGATGTGGTCATGGAACTCAAGCTCAAAGACCTTCCGAAGGGGGAGTAATCATGTGCGTAGTCGCTGCCTCGGTAGGAACAGCGGTTGCAGGTGCCGCAGCAGGCTCTCTTGTCTCTTCGGCAATGGCACCTTCTGGCGGAGCGCAAGGTGCGGCCAATGCCGCCGATCCCTTTGCGTCGCAACGCCCGCAGTATCAAACCATGCTGGCCAATCTCATCAACAACCCTTCTTCGGTGACGAGCACGCCGGGGTATCAGTTTCAAATGGATCAGGCTCTGAAGGGTGTGGAAGGCTCGGCAGCAGCACAAGGCATGCTCAACAGTGGGAACGTCTTGTCCGCCCTCACCACACAGGCAGGCAACCAAGCCTCCACGCAGTACTACAACCAAGCAGAGCTGTTGGCCCAACTGGCTGGCGCAAACATCGGCTCTCCCGGCACGGCAGGTCAAATCCTGCAAGGACAGAACCTTGCGAACCAGCAAAGTGCCAGCGCCCTCGGCAACCAAATCGGCGGAGCCGTTACCCAAGGCATCCAAGGCAGCAACTGGTATCAGAACTACACCAACCCCGCCAGTGGCTCCTTCAGTGGCGGCGACTTCTCTGGTGCCTTCGCCGACACCTCCAGTGGCTACTCTGGTGGCGGCAACTCCTGGGGCTTCTCCGTCTAAAGGAAACCATCATGGGCTTTTTGACAAACCTCGGGCTGGCCGCCGGTCGAAACATCATCACAGGCCAAGAGCTTCAGCAGCAGCAAGAAGACATTCAACTGAAGAAGCAACAAATCGCGATGGGGCAGATCGCCATTGCCAATGCACAACGCCAACAGCAAACTCAGCAGGCTGTGGGGTCGTTCCTTTCGTCCGAAGCAGCCAAGGATGCAAGCAACGTTACGGACCCGGTGAAGGCTGCGGGGATGCTGGAGAGGGGGGCGCAAGTTGCCCTGCAGGGTGGTGATTTCGTCACCGCGAATACGATGGGAGAATTGGCGAAGGGCAAGCTTCAGGAAGCCAAAGAGCAGGCCGCAGCCGTTGCACAACAACAGCAGGTGAAGAAAGAAGCATTGGCGAATGCTGCAGATGACTACGCGGCAAACCCGACCCCCGATGGGTACAAGGATTTGGCACGCAAGGCTATTGATGCGGGGCAAAAACCAACTGAAATCCCTATGCCTGGCACGCCGCAGTTTGCTTCGTGGCTCAACAATCAAAAACTAGCGTCGAAGGATGCCTCACAAAAAGCTGACTTCCTTCAAAAAGCCTATGAGATGGATGAGGCACGCCGAGAAAAGCAGCGTGAATATGACCAAACACAGAAACGTATTTTGCAAGAACATCGCGACAATGTGATGCTCCGCGAAGCCATGATTCAAGCAAAAGAGAAAACTGCCGAAGAAAAAGCTCCCAAGACTCAAACTGTTGGTGATACCACCTACGAATATGATCCTTCTGGCAAACTTCAGGGGGATCGTAATCTGCCTGATAAGGCGTGGGTGGCTCTTGGGCAGAAAATGTCTTCTCAGCAAATGCAAGGTGCCGCACGCGGAACGTATGCGGCGGCGGAAATCCATCGTACTCTGTCTAATGTATTGAAGTTTGACCCAGGCACGACGACCAGTCCCTTCTCTCATCTGGGGGCTTCTACACCTTTGGAAGCTCTCACCAAAGTTGGGTTTCAAAAGCTCACCCCTGCTCAGAGTCAGGCTTTGCAGGTCAATGCTGCGGGTTT